GCATTAGCTTGTGCATTAGCTTGTGCATTAGCTTGTGCATTAGCTTGTGCATTAGCTTGTGCATTAGCTTGTGCATTAGCTTTGGTTCTTAGGCGTACAGAACCAGAAGTATAAATATCAGCAATATCAACTTCTTTAATCCATGGGAGAATATAATACTTTTTCTTGCCATCGCCTTTACCTATCAACCAACGTTTTTTAGCCAATTGCGGTAATGCGAGAGTTATCTCCCTACCGGTAAAACTATTTCCCATGTTTTCAGTAAGAGAAGCGTGATTAATCCAACCATCATTTAAAACCGCATAAATTAAAATATTTTTATATAATGTCCTTTCTTGTGAGAAATCTTCCCCAAATTCTGTTTGTAATTTACGAATAGCTGATAATGTTGCGCCATCTTGTAATGTCAATGCAAGATGTGTTGATAAATGATTGGTCAATAATTCTGGAGTAGTTAAAAGTTCCCTAATCCAGTTAGTAAATATTTTTTCAATTCCTTTGCCTTGTCGTTCACATAAGCCAGCTATTCTAAAAATATTGTGTATAAGAGAATTCCGACAGGTCGATTTTAGACCATTAATAGCTTGCTCAATACTGACTAACATTGAACCAGGATTTTCAAATGTTAGTCTGTTAGATGTTTTTACTATTTTTAACGAAATTTGATCATTAAAATAATCAGCGTGAGTAAAGAAATTTACCAATGCTTCACGCAATGCTTCGGTAATTTCATTTTCTTCTTTTCTAGTCAAGTTATTAAGCTTGAAATGGCTATTTTTGGCAATATCAAACAATAAAGCCGAGGTTTTTAGATAGAATTCAAATAAATTGCCGTCTTCCAAATCATCGCAAGTAAAGCGAGATGAATAACGTTCATCACCTTGTATATCTTGATAGTCTAAAAAATAATGCGGCAGTAATTGGCGGATAATGTGAAGTTGACCAAAGACTAAAAGACCAGCATAGGTTAGTCCTTCTTGTCCCGTGTCTAAGTTTCTTGCATAGGCATTAATTTTTTTTAGTAATAACAAATCATCAAGCACTAATAACGGACTAGTTGGATTATAGTTTTTAAGAAATTGGCGGTACTTTTGAAGTGTATGTTGATTAATTTCATCAATGCCGGTGTTAGGAATAACTTTGCTATCCTGATTGTTTTTTGTATAACCAGATAAATAATTTTTGAGTTCATTAGCATTAAGCTTATGATCGCCTGTATGAAGGCGAACATAAGACAATCTAGGATCGTTATTAAGATGAACGGGTATATCTGAATTATCGGCTTTTTTGACCCTTATCGCGATAACATCTACCAAAATATTGTTTATTTCTTTTTGAATAATTTTAATATCATCATTTGATAAATTATTAATACTTATTTTTTGTCCGCCTCGCATTTGACTAAACATATCATCAAGTAATTTTTGAGTATTTGAAACACCACTAATCGAAAAAACTTGATTTTGTTCACTAATACCTAAAAAGATAATTCCCCCTTGAGTGTTGGAGAAAGCACTATAAGACAACCAGAAATCTTTAGGCAGTGTATTCGCTGATTTTTTGCATTCAAAAAACAATCTTTCTTGAATCGACGAGGTGTCTTCCAAAATCTCTTCTATTTGTAACCAGAGAGAATTTAGTGTAATCATAATTCATTCCTACAACATCTTTGGTCTAATCGGCAGCACGCTCAAGAATTTAGCGCGTACTTGTGCCGTATTGAATAGTTTCTCGGTAATTTCAAACGTTGGATAAAGTGGGTTATCACTTAATGCGCGAATAATACCGCCGGGAACACGTTGCAAACGTTTGATATAGGTTTTACCTCTACCCACAAATACTCTCACAAGGCACACCATCGTGGTCACGATCGAGTTTGTGCATGCCGCACTCCCTTAAATGGAATTTAGCATCATCGCAATTATCCATGTCCTTACAAGTACGTTTCCCATCACTACAACTAAACTGTTCTGCATCTGCTTTTTTACTTTTTGCAAAAGTTGCTGTTGAGAAAGCAAGGGAAAGTGCGGTTAAAATTAAGAATAGTTTTTTCATTGTAGAATTTCTCCCGTCTCAAGCATATAGAAAAAAGCATCTTCATAAATGATTTTTACACCGTGCTTTTCTGCTTTTGCTAATTTAGATGGGCCGACTGTTTTGGACTTCTCACAGATAACCAAAAAATCAGTTTTACTGGAGACATCTGAAACAACTCGCAAATTGTGATCGATTGCGAGTTGTGTCATCTCTTCTTTTGCGGCAGCTTTAAATCCACTAAAACAAAACGTAACAGAAAGGCAAGGTGGATTTTTCTTTAATTCCCGCTTTTGAGAATTGATTAAGCTATCGTAAAGGTGAAACTTATCATCGGGAACGTTCAAAGCATATTGTTTCGCATCTTCAATATTGTCAAACTCTTGAATTATTCTGTCATGACGAAGTGTCAATACTCTGGCATAAGCGTGACAATAGCCAATTAAGTAAACATCATTTTCGACAATATTGGTGATGTGAAATGCATTAACTTCCTTGTGAGCATTCATGTAAACAACAAACTTTTCTGTTGCCATTTTTATTCCTACCACTTCCGCCACTTCATCGGCATGCTGAATATTACTCTGCCATGGATAAACACGTCATCATCTTGCGTGAATGTCCATTCTTTGTAGGTTGGGTTGTCGGAAATGACGAGCATTTCTTTTCCCACTTTTTGCAAACGCTTGATGAATGTTTGGCCATCAAAGGTGAACACGTAAAGCCCATCGGCGGCAAAGTAATTTTCGGAAATATCCACATAAAGCAGATCGCCGCTTTCAAGGGTTGGCGCCATGCTGTCGCCTTTTACGGTGATCAACTTCAAATGTTTTGCATCAGCACGTCCGAATTGTTGACGGAAGAACGTTAAATCAAATTCTTGTGAAAGTAAGCCTTGTTCGGTTGGGCTTAAATACGCCCCGTTTCCGGCACTCGCTTCCACGTCCAAAATATCAATCCGCACTGTATTTGGGTTTTGCGGTTCGCTCACTTCTACAATGCGATAAGACGGATCAGGGTCGCCTTCACCTGTTTTTAACCAATGCGGGTCCACATTAAGTGCGGTCGCAATTTCTAAGATTTTTTTAGGGTTTCTAGTTTCGCCACTCAAAATCTTAAAAACAGAAGGCTGCTTAATGCCGATTAATCTTGCCAATTCCGCTTGGGATATGCCTTTTTCATACATTAATGAAGTCAAGCGTTCAGATAAAGTTGCCATAATTTCTCCTATATTTTGATTTTATAACTAAAGCTATAGAAAATAAATTTTCATTTAGCTATTGACTATAGATAGTCAAACCTATAATCTATAGCTAAAACTTAGTTATAGGAAATTATTTATGAACATTTTTATAGTTAAAGCAATAAAAAAAGCTGGCGGGCAATCAGCGTTAGCTAAAAAATGCGGCGTTAGTCAGCCAACTGTAAATCAGTGGCTAAAGGGTGGAAAAATGGATGTGAAATATATTCCCGCCCTTATCAAAGCAACAGAAGGCAAAGTAAGAGCCGAAGATTTACGCCCCGATGTGGATTGGGCAGTGATTCGGAATAGTTAAACAATGTGAACAAACACCGGAAGACGATGGCAATACTAGCCAGTTTTTTGTTTTAACAGTGGCGGCAACGCCACAATGCCGATGGCATAAAACATGGCTTTTAACGAGGCGTATTGCTTAATGGCTTGTTGCGGAACTTCGCTGAAATTAAAGCCAAATTGTTGTAGTTCCGCTTGGCTGAAACTACCGAGTGCAAAGACAAAAATGCAAACGCCACATAAGTAGGAATGTTGTCCTTGAATGTGCAAGTGTTTGGTGTACGGAATCGTTTTTTTATATACCCAATAAATCACGAATGACATCAACAGCAATATAACAAGTTGAATATCGGCATTGATTTCCGGCACAAGTGCAAAGCGAGTGTAGACATAAACTAACCCGAATGTCGCCCAATAAGCCACGGTATCAATGATGATGCCTTTCGCAAAAATCAGGTGTTTTTTTATTTTTTCGAACATAGGAGTGCCTTATGGCTAAAAAAGTGGATGAACAATTATGGGTTCGCGTATTGGAACTTGAACAAGCCTTGAAAGACCAGGAAAAACAAACCAAGCAAAGAATAGACGAACTGGGACAGCAATACCATGATCACCATAACCATTTACCAGCTTTATGTTTTATCTGCGCTGTAATAGGAACGTTCTGTGCATTCCAATTTTTTAGATAGCAAAAGTATAACAAAGTAAACAAAAACAACAAGGAAAAGGATATGGTGAAAACAGAAAAAAAACGCGAACTAAAATCTGAAATTATTGCATTTCGTGTGACGGCAAGTTTTAAAGAAAAGTTACAAGAAATGGCTCAAGCGGATAAACGGGAATTGAATGATTTTATCCGTTTGAAATTGGAAGAATGTATTAATTAATCAGTCAGTAAGATGACATTTTATGGTGTTGATTATTTGCTAATTCTATTAGCAAGTCAATTAATTGGTCAGTGATTCGGAATCGTTAAACAATAAAAGGTGGTGTGTATGTGTGAAACAATTAATCTAACGGCGGAAGAACTCGCAATTCGTAAGCCAAAGGTTCATCTAGTGAGAGTGCTAACGCAAATAATCCGCGAGCTTGTTGTGGACGGTTCTCTTCAGCCAGTTCAAGACAATAGCAATGAATGTGATGTGCAAGTTCCTTGTGGGTTATCAACTTCGCAGAAATTACTGCTTGATAGATTGGCAAAATGGTCTGCTTACAAAAATGCTGGATTGGCGTATTGCAATACATTGCGCGAACAAGGCTTTGTAGAAGACAAAAAGCCGTACTATCTCGCTTGTCCCGATCCATTTGTTGAAGTCGCTCAAGTTCTAGAGCAATTATTTTCTGATTGCTTGGATGAAAGGGGTCATTTGCGTAGTAATCCATTAAATACTCCTTTATTTTATGCACTTTCTTACTATGCCGGCACGCTGGCAACGCATAGTATTCAGCTTATTGTGGCATTAGAGAAATTTAAGCATAACACTGAATCGATTAAATGGGAAACCAATGACAATGTCTTTGCCGATGTGATGGAAATTGTTAGACGTTATCAACCAATTAAAAATAAAGGTGAGAAAAGTGAAAGTTAATGTTAAATGCCCGAAATGCGGTTCAGAAAATATCTATGTGCGAACCTCAGAAAGATTATCAAAGTTAACCACGCAAACATTTGGCTATTGCAGTGGCTGTCGTGAATGTCGTTTTAAAGTGATTAGTGAGATTGTCGAAGTTGAAACCGCAAGCTTTGAAACCAATCAGCAAGCCATGTTAGGCAGTAAGCCATTAGATGAGACGGACACTCGACAAGTCGAAATTCCAACCAATTAATTCTTAATTTTTAAACATTAATTTAAAGCCCGTCGTTTGAAGAAATTCATGCGACAGGATTTTTGCAACCAAAATTTAGGGAGAACAAGGAAATGTCACGTAAAAACTATGTGTACGACAACGGGAAAACACACAAAGAACGTGTGAATGTGTATCAGTTGGAAAAACGTGTGAAAGCGTTGGAAGTGCAGAACCAAGCAATTAAACGTCATCTTCAACATCAAATCAGCTTAAACCAACAACAAGTGCTATTGAATGAAACACTTTCCGACCGTGTGGCACTGCTTGAAAAAGCAAGTTGGAGCAAGAAAGGGATGTTTGGCCGTTGGTTAAGTTGGGTTAAAGGCAAATAAACAAGGGGGCGTGTGATGTACGTTTCAGGCAAAGAAAGTGCGGCGGCAAAATTCTGCCAAGCCAATCAAATCACTGTTGAATCGGTGCAAAGTTGGGGCGATTGCCGCCATGTGATCGGCAAAAGCCGTTTCCGTGTGGAATATGCCTTTAATAACCTTTCAAAAGGTGAAAAAGAGATTCTATTAGCGATGGCAGAACTCGACATTGATGATTTAGTTAGCACCACATTTTCAGGCGAGAAACTACACCACTACACCGAAAACGGGCAACGCAAAATCGCCAAGGCGTTTCGCAAAGTGCGGTTGATTTCGGGGATGTTTCCGAAAGGCATTACCGAACGTGAATTCACATTAATTGATAAAGAATTGAATTAGGGGGAAGTATGGCAACCGTGATTTTAAGCCGTGGCGCATTGAGCATTGTGGCAAAGGAATATTATCAAAAACTCGATAAGGCACAGGAAAAATTATTCGCTTACATCTATCACTTAGACAAAGGCGACGAAGAACAAGCAAAACAAGCATTTAACGAATTTATTGAAAACGGTGATTTAGCGACAAAAGCACGCCAAATCTTTTTACAGAAATACAGAGATTGGGCGCAATGGCAAGCAAATCCACGGAGAAAAACAGCATGAGAACAAAGTTTATCGTATTTAGAACAGCAAGCGAAACCGCCGCAGAAGCAGAGCGCGTAAAACAATATTTAAAAGCCACACAGTTTTGGCGGAAAGCCTATCAGTTGGCACCAAGTACACCGGATGAAGATTGGTGCTTTGCACGTGCAGATTATTGTTTTAAAGCCGCCATTGATACAGGCGCAATCAAGGTAAGAAAAAGCAGACAGTTAGATTTCAAGGATTTTTTGGAGAAAGGCAATGAGTGATTTTTTCATTGGATTAGCGGTGGTGATGTTGGGATGTTTTATGGCTGCCGCCTTATTAGATGCCGCCTTGTGTTGGTTGGCGAATTGGATAAGCAAGCACTTTTAAGGAGAAAACAAAATGAGTACTGATATTTACATCAATTTAGATTGCGGCACGGAATTGCAAATCACCAAGATTGGCGACCGCTTTCAAGTGTTAGAAATCGTGTCAGATAGTGACGGTTGGCGAAAACAAAAAGCAAGAGTGATTGGGCGATTACATAACACGATTATTGGCGCAGTGAACGAAGTCCGCCACTTTGCCTTAGCGCAATATGAAGTGCTTTCACTCACTGAAATGGAAAGTGCGATCAACTCAACCAATCAAGCCATTAAAGATTACTTTGATCAACACAACGAATATTTAGCCGCGTTATAGGTGAAAGCTATGGAATTGTTTACGTTTGGATCAGTATGTTCAGGGATTGAGGCAGTTAGTGTGGCATGGAAAGGCTTAGGTAAGCCACTTTGGTTTAGTGAAATTGAACCTTTTCCTTGTGCCGTGCTTACTTATCATTATCCCAACATCCCAAATCTTGGAGATATGGCAGACCTACCTCAAAAAATTATAAACAGAGAAATTCCTGCTCCAGATGTGCTTGTCGGAGGTACTCCTTGTCAAGCATTTTCTGTCGCTGGGTTGCGAAACTCGCTAGATGATGAGCGAGGAAATCTCACTTTAACTTTGATACACATATTAGAGGCTATTGATTATGTTAGATTCCAAGATGATAAACCGCCGTGCATTCTGCTGTGGGAAAACGTACCAGGTGTCCTATCCACCAAGGACAACGCATTCGGACACTTTTTGGCTGGATTGGCTCAAGAACGTGAGCCATTGCAACCAACAGGGGGAAAATGGTCAAACGCTGGTTATGTGCATTCAACCAGAACTGTCGTGTGGCGAACACTCGACGCTCAATACTTCGGACTCGCCCAACGACGTAAAAGAGTGTTTGTTGTGGCAAGTGCTAGACAGCGTAGTGTTGCCCAAATACTCATTGAGCCCAAAGGCTTGTGCGGGGATATTGAGGCGGGCAAAGCAACGACAGAAAGTTTTACCAGCTACGCTGAGAGTTGCTTTGGAACGTATTGCCAATCAAAAGTCAGTGGGGTACTAAAAGCTAGCGGCGGAAATCTTGGCGAGGGTTCTGAAACACTTGTAGTCCATGGAGCACAAGACTCTATACCCCCTATCAAAATAGCACGTTTTTTAGGCTGCAATGCAGAACTAGATAATATGTTGTTTGATATTGCACACCGTTCAGATGTTGTGCGCATACAAGATGCCGGCACTACGCCAACACTTACCGCAAGAATGGGGACAGGTGGGAATAACATTCCATGCATTAGCATCAACCAAAACATTCGCAAACTTACCCCTTCAGAATGCGAAAAATTACAAGGTTTTCCTCCAGGTTACACGCAAATCCCATATCGAAACAAAAAAGTCAAAGATTGTCCAGATAGCCCACGGTATAAGGCTATAGGAAATAGTATGGCAGTACCTGTCATAAGATGGATAGGTATAAAGATAAGAAATTATTTAAATCAAAATATTTAGGATATATCACACATGAACTGGGAACTTGAGTGTAATGCCAATCTTGCCAAACGTAAGCAAGCGATGGAAGAAGCTCGTTTGGCAAGAATGGAAAGTGCGGTTAAAACTGGCCGCACTTTAGACTTGCCACAAGCAACAGCCGCACAAATGGAGTTGTTTGCGGTTGCTCCGAATCATTTTGATTATGTTGAAAAACTGCTTTCAGATTTACCACGCAAACGCCAACGTGAACACTTCCGCAAAGTGTGGTTGCGTGCTTATCGCAGTGTGAAAGATGATGGATCAATTAGTTTTAGCTTAGGCAATAAACAAGCTCGCATTGCTAATACAACCTTGCGTGATGTGTTGACCAATCGTTTGGAAGCCGTTTTTGAGCAATATCGCATTTCTGTTTCGTGGTTGCTTGAACGCAAACGCTATTCAGCCAACTTGGCAATGCAAAAGCCTGTGGATAGTCAAGGCTTGCATTTTTATCTATTAGGCGAACGCCAATTAAAAGAGATCGCCTACAAACTCGCCTTGCACTTCAACGGATTGCAAAGCGATTTCGTGGAAGATTGTGCCAATCAAAAAGCCGTTGGGCTATTAAGTGCGGTCGATTTTTCACGTTTAAGCAGTGAACTGCATCGCCTTTGTGCTGATGTTTGCAAAAACATTGGCTTTCCACTTAAAAGCCAACACCGCCTAGAAGAAGGTAAACGCCTTTCTGTGCAACAACAAGAAGGCGAATTGTTGCGTGTTGTGTGCGAAAAATACTGGTTCAGAACATTACGCAGCACACAAAAACGCCTTATCGAGCATTTGGCGATTGGTTGCGGTGAAGTATCGGCAAAAGTTAGCCCTTACATTTCAACAGGTGCATTGAGCGATTACCGCAATCAACAAAAAGCCAATCTTGAATATTTAAAACAGATGATTATTGAAAACATTGACGATCCATCCGAACAGGTGGAATTGATGGCAATGTGGCAAAAATCTTCCGGTAATCCTGCAATCCGTTTTAACGAGATGATGAACCGCTTGCGTGGCGTGGACGAATGGGCAACAGAAAAAGGCTATGTGTCATTATTCCTTACCATGACAGCCCCTTCATCGTTCCATGCGACACACAACAACGGCACAAATAACAAGAAGTGGAAAGGCGCAGACCCACGCACAACCCACGCTTATTTAAGCAAGAATTGGGCGCAGTTGCGGGCATTGTTTGCAAAACGTGGCATCGGCTTTTTTGGCATGCGTGGTGTTGAACCACACCATGACGCCACACCGCACTGGCACTTGCTTGTGTATGTGAAAGCGGAAGATAAAGAAGAAGTGATCCGTTTATTCAAATCAAAAGCATTAGAGTTAGACGGCGATGAATTCGGGGCGAAAAAACACCGTTGCAGAGTAGATGAAATTGACCCTGCAAAAGGTTCTGCCGTTTCTTATATTGCGAAATACATTGCCAAAAACATTTATGCGGGCAATCAGAAAGACGAAACCTCGGACGAAGTGGAAGGATTGAAACTTGACGAAAATGTGCAACGTGTGCGTGCGTGGGCAAACCTTTGGGGCATTCGTCAATTCCAGTTTTACGGCAATCCGCCAATTTCTGTGTGGCGTGAATTACGCAAATTAGAGAAATGGCAGTTAGATGATGTAGATGATAAGACCATTGCAGACGCGCAAGCAGTTTGTGATGTGTCTTGTTTTGCAAGCTATTTAGAGTTGCAAGGGGGCGCAATGGCTAAACGTGAAGATCAGCCGTTGTGCGTGGAATATGAAGAAAGCGAGCCGAACCAATACGGCGAAACAAGAAAGAAAATTGTGGGGGTGAAGAATCGTTTCAGTTTAGCGAACATCAGAACAAAATTAAAAAATTGGGTTATCAAAAAAGGCACAGTGGCAGATGTTGCAACTGATGCCAATACGGAGACCACCGAAACAAACAAGGAGCGTAGCGACGCTTGGACTTGTGTCAGTAACTGTAACCGTTCAGAAATTGAACAAAAGGTAAAAAATGCACTTTTACCTGTCGGGTTTATGATTAATCGGTCACAAATTGATCTATTAATCAAACATAAACGGTTACGGCTTAATGACTTTCAGTGGATTTGTTATGAAAACGACAATGTTTTCATCAAAGAAGAAAAAATACCACTCTTTTCTGTGAAAAAATTTAGTCAGAAAGTGACTGAATTTTGGGAAAGATTGGGGAAAATGTAGGTGAATAGGAGAATAAATGAGACCTGACATATTTGCTACTCATTCAGAACCGATTAATAAAACAGCATACTTCACTGTATATTGTCCAAAAATGGGGTATAGGAATGATGCCCGCATAGAGAGATGCGATGAACTTGGAGATATTTTATTTGCTATTAATAAAATTAATCATGAACTAAAAAAGATTAATCTAGAATACAGGAAGGAATTTAGAAAAATTGAAGATCTAGATTTGACAGATAGAGAAAAGCAAATTATAAGGCTTGCAATGGCCGATAAACATAAAAAATTAAAACAGCCTTATATTGATAGAATTTCTGAATTAGTGAAAGAAAAAGATGCCGTCAAAGAGAAAATGGGAATTATTGGGCAGGTAAAAGAAAAGCTTTCATTTCATTCAATTTTAATTCATGAATTATTTAGATTTTTGAATAAAGAACAAGGCGATATTGCACTAGAAAGAACAAGAGAGCGATGTCGAGAATTAAAAATTCAATATTAAGGAGTACAAATGGAAAAATACTTTTCAATAAAAGAGATCGTGCAGACGGGGATTTGTTCAGAAGCAACAGTGAAACGTTGGATTTCTAGCGGCAAGTTAAAGTCTTATAAATTCGGTCGCTCCCGCAAGATTGCGGAAAGCGACTTGAACGAATACATTAAGACTTGTCGGCAATAATTTCTTTGAATAAACCATTCGCACATTTTTCAACATAGTTGGCCCATTCTTGAAACGTCTTTAATCGGTAAGGCAAATATTCCGCCCGATTATAGGCGTTTCGTATTTCATCGGAATTCAAATGGCTTAGGCAAATTTCGATGACTTCTTTATCTAATCCAAGTTCTAGGCGATTATCATTGCAATAGCTGCTGAATAACGACCGTATGCCGTGATTTGTCATGGTGCCTTTGTATTTGCCGCCGTCCATTGTTTTAATCACTTCATTCGGCGTTTGGCTATTGATATGCTTTTCATTTCTCGCCTTTGACAAAGTGGACGGGAACAAATATTCCTTATTTGCGTGCTGCTTGATGTATGAAAGCAAAGTTTCTGCCTGTTTACTTAATGGCACCAGGTGCAATCGCTCCCCTTTTCCACCTTTTGAAATTTCCACTTGCCACACTTTACCATTAGGCAAATGTTCGTGTTCGATGATGTCAGAATATTTTGCGCTGACGGTTTCGCTCGCCCTTGTGGCGTTGAGTAATCCCCATAAAATCGCAAGGCGAACAGTTTGTGATATGTTGGCCCGTGCAAGGCTGATCATAAATTCCGGTAAAGCTTTGTAATGGATTGAGGGGTGATGTTTGTTTTTGTTCACTGCAGGCAGATCATCGCCAAGATATTTCCATTTGTTGTTTTCCCAATATTCAAAACGTTCTGCATATTCGGCTATTGACTTTAAAACTAAATAACGCTTTTTCAATTCCGCCGTTGCGCCTGATTGGCGATAAGGTTCAAGCACGGATAACCCGTGTTTTAATGTCAATTCTTTGAAAGGTACGTCACCAATTAAATCAATGGCGGCATTGACACGTCTTTCTGTGTCAATCTTTGTCTTTTCTGTGTAATTGCCTTGTTCTTTGCCGATTTTCGCACGATAGAGCAACCATTCATTCGCAACATGGGCGAACGTGCTTTGCTGTTCTTTTAGTGCGTCTATGGCTTGTTTACGCTCAAATTCGTGCGGGTCAATCTTATTGGTTAAAAGTTGGCGGAATTCGAGTGCTTTTTGGCGGGCATCTTTAAGCGATACTGTAGGATAAGTACCGATGGTTTTTTCAGTGCGCTTTAATGTGTAGGGGCGTTTGTAATTGAAAACCCACGTTTTCACACCGTTTGGCTTGACGACAAGTTTCAGCCCTTCCCCATCGAATAAATAATAGATCTTTTCTGCCGCTTTGGCGTTGTTTACCTGTGCAATGGTTAGCTGTTTGATGATTTTTGCCATGGTAGGAATTTCATAAAATGGTAGTAAGATTTTGCGCATTGTAAGTTCTTACTTCCATTTTTACTACTAAAAAATGTGATCGTTTGTGAAATTAACTGATCTTTTGAGCAGTATTAAGACACTAAACAAAAACGGTCAAACCATTGATTTTTCAATAAATTTGACCGTTTGTGATCTTTTGTGATGTTGTTTAGTGGTGGAGCTGGCGGGAGTTGAACCCGCGTCCGAAATTACTCTACCTTCAGTACTACACGTTTAGTCTCGTCTTTAATT